GCGTAAGCGGTCCGAACGTCAACTAATACTACGCGAGGGTTGGTAAACCTCAAATAGAACGTATTAGAGTCGATGCATTATTTCGAACATACACTGAGAAACTTGCGATCAATAGTAAAAATTATAAACCTTAGGAAGACACGAATGTCTTACAAAAGGTTTAATGCATAAAACCTATTAATCTACAAGATTAAAGTGTAAGACATATTGTCTCATTCAGGAAATAATTGATGTATTCAATTATACCCCCACTCGACCGCCGAGTGGTATCCTAACTCTAAAAAGAGTTTCTTACGACTAGTTTGTTTCATAGTAGAAAGTTCTGACATTTAAAGTCTGCCACGACTAATGAGAGAATCTGACCCCTAGATTTTCTTATGTTACAGCCACCGGATCAGCGTAATTATAAATAATTGGAGCTCCAGTAAATAATCCTAATTGGAAATCTTCTGCAGCACTTACATATTTATCAATACGATAAGCATTGGAAGCTGTAGAGCCAGGAACGTCACATGAAATTTCATGTGCCATTTCTACCTGATCGTACAAATTAATCTTACGCCCTGGTAGAAACCTTTGCCCATTCGTATAGAATGGGGTTTCATATTCCAAAACGGGATTAATGTGAAAAGGTGTTAGATGAGTACCACCAAGACCATTGGCCATCAAGCCTAATCTTTGGGAACGTCTGTCACCTGTTACTCCTGTCTGCAAATGTTCGTCCACAGTATTTGCAGCTCCAAGAATATTATGACGTGCAACAGCAAGAGCATTACTCCTGTTAGAACCACCAATAGTGGTAAGCATAGCCTTATGACGTATTCCACCTCGCCTACATGCGAATGCAGGCGTGAGGTAATTCATCAAAGTCATACTACAGAAATTGTAACCTGCTGTAGCTGGAACAGAGTTCGTTGCCGTATCCTGTCCATTAGTTTCCCATCCTCTATAGAATGGGAAATTATGGATATTATAACCTAATGCACGAGAACTCGCAGTTGTTCCATCAGCTCCTGGAAAATAACAATTGTGAAAATTGTACCTACGTAACAGTTCGCGCAAAGACACGATTCTCTCTCCCTGATAAACAAGATATTGACTATCTTCCTTAATCGTCATACCAGGGGCAAACGAAGTCACCTCCTCAACACACCCTGGTGAATTTGAAGTATCCTCTGCTGAAGCAAGAGCTTCACCAGGAGCGACTTCAGCTTGTTGAGCATGATAAGACATTAATGAAAGATTCTTAGTAGTTGGCACCGCAACAGCGAAATCTTCGCCAGCAGCAACCCACACTTGAATCTTAACATCAGCAGCAGTAGTAGAAGGCGTTGCAAGTTCATTTACAACGTAAACAGAAATAGATCCGTTATCATATTCTCCTCCAACTGTTACTGGATTAACATCATCATAACCCGGATTGGTCGCAATATTGGACGTACCAGCATTGAGACCCCAAGCTCTAATATCTGCCCATTTGACTTCATATTCAAAATCCCTATTTTCAGAAATATCCACAACTGTAGAATACGTCTGATTGAAAGGAATTGCTCCTGCTGGACTAGTAGCTGGATTATATACAATTCTGATACGTCCCCTATGATACTCGGAACAGACAACATTAAACCTAAATTTAATAGTTCCCTGCCAAGCCTCAAAAGGTGCTGAACCAAAAGCTAGTGCAGTAGGGTGAATTTCAGTCACTGGAGCAGAAGTCAAAGTCTGACCATAATTAGGCCAAACAATCATAGATGACAACATTGTGTCAGTGGTAGCCGTCTCTGGCCAATCAAATTGGCGCCAGAACGACCATCGTTGACAAATTGAATTTACAGTCAATTCATCTTCTCCTCCCAAGCCCATAACTCGCGTATCGATTGATAGCTCATTTTTGGAATCGAGTGATAGCTTAACCAATGCCTCAGGGGCATCACTATTAGCCAAATTTCCTGCTGGTCTTGGTACAAAAGGCTTGACATCATCCAAGACTGCAGGACGGGAGTATCCAAACAGCTTAGCAATGTCACCCACTCTCGTGGAAACCAGTGATGTAGCCTTGGCGTAAGGTGCAATGACTGGAATCATAGAAAGGGCATCTGCTGCCTTAGCAATTGCAGAAGCTGGCTTACTAATCAAACCATCCTTTACAAACTCGTCAGTACTAGAAGTATTAGAACCCTTCATTGGAGCCTTCTTCTTCTTAGTATTGGCCTGTGGACTATAAGGTTTGGGAAAGCCAAATTCATCTAATTCTGAATCATCAATATATCCTTGCTTGACATACATTTTAGGTGCATTACCAAGCATAGTATCAGGATCATCTAGTGGTTCTGGCTTAGCCAAAGACGACGTTGGAGCATTAAGATCCAACACACTAATTGGAGGAGCAATATCCGCCTGAGCAGCAGAAGTGGTAGGAACTGATAATGTGAGATTTTCTGCCCAACAGAAAATTGTGACAGTAATAGGATCAGTTCCACCATTTGCATGTTGAAGCACATCAAAATCATGGATATCAACTTCTCCCATGTAATCAGCCCATCCTGCCTTGGTAATATCCAAGTAATTTTCTGGCCAAATAAATGGTAAAAGCATCTCTCCACCCTGTGATGACGTAGGGTCAAGTAGCAAATGAGGTTTTTGCGATGC